ACACTAAACTATCAAATATCACTAACTCACTGCAATACGTTGTAAATGATAAGTTGGCTCGAATCTCTAGACTCGATTCTGTGGCTAATTCGGCTGAAATTTCTAGTCTTGTTTCCGATTGCCAACTCCTTATAAATAATCATGCAAATACAATGAACGCTGTTGTTGACTCCGATACACATGCATTCAATGAAGCGAGCAATACCTTAACTGCTGCAACGACGGTGGTGGGTGTGGCTTCTCAATTTTCAGACACAAGTAGCGTTGGGTATGCACTCTTTAATAGAATCGGGACGAGCAGCGCGAAAAGCGCATTCAGTTCAGCAATTTCGGCGACAGAAACCTGAGTAAAAAATGGCATTAGCATCTAGAACATTTAGCGATATCGATATGGATTTTATGCCAAATCCAATTACTGAGGATATCTTGAAGAAAACGAACGAAAGCGCAATCGCTCAATCGATCGGTAATCTTCTTCAGACGGCACATTATGAAAGACTATTTCGTCCAGAGATTGGATGTAATTTGAAGAAATATTTGTTTGAACCAATTGACAATATTACTACGAATAACATAACTGAAGAAATTATCAGAACAATTACAAATTATGAGCCTCGTGTTCAATTGCTTGACGTTGTTGTAATTCCTGATTATGATAAGAATGGATATGATGTTTCTGTTAAATTTATAGTTAGAAACGACCCACAACCTATAACAATCACATTCTTCCTAGAACGAGTAAGATAACATGGCAAATATTGACGCAAAACTTCAAGTTGCTGAACTAGACTTCGATACAATCAAAACAAATTTGAAGGAGTTTATGCAGGCTCAGACCGAGTTTAGCGATTACAATTTCGAAGGTTCTGGTTTATCTACGCTTCTAGATGTTCTTGCATATAACACGCATTACATGGGCTACTATTTAAATATGGTATCTAATGAAATGTTTATCGATACTGCACTTACTCGTGGTGCAGTGGTATCGCACGCAAAACTTCTTGGTTACACGCCACGTTCTCGCGTCTCTTCAAAAGCAGCGATCGATCTAACTATCACACCAGTTGCAAACGATTCAAATAGTTCTATTGTAATCCCTCGTTTTACAAGATTTGTTTCTGAAACGAAGGACGGAGTTAATTATATTTTTGTGACTCCTTCTGCTCGTATTGTTTCTAAAAATACAACAACTGGCTTGTTTAATGTAGAAAATCTAGAGATTAAAGAAGGTCAGCCAGTTACATTTACATACACTTATACATCCGATACAAATCCTAAACAAGTATTTGAACTTCAAGATGTTGGAATTGATACTTCAACTTTAGTAGTTGCAGTTCAAAAGTCAGCTCAAAACGCAAACTTAGAAACTTACATTCTAGCCGAAGATGCGACTGATGTTGATGAGAATGCACTCGTATATTATCTCGAAGAAAATAAAAATGGAAGATACCAAATTTATTTTGGTGATGGAGTAATTGGAAAACAATTACAAGATGGAAATATCGTTATCGTTTCTTATGTTGTTACGACTGGTATTAATGCCAATGGATTAAAATCTTTTAGATTACTCGATAATGTATTAAACGGCTCAACAATTACAGTTACTCTTCGAAGCGAATCTACATCTGGTGCACCAGAAGAAACTATCGATCAAATTAAGTTTACTGCGCCAAAATCATATATTGCTCAAAATCGCGCTGTGACAAAGAACGATTATATCGCACTTATTAATCGCGATTATCCATACTTCGAAGCAGTGAATGTGTGGGGTGGAGAGGATAATGTTCCTCCTGTTTATGGCAAGGTATTCTTTACGGCTAAACCACTTGGTGGTTATGAAATTACTGTAACAGAAATTGAGTATGTAAAGAATAATGTTATTCGTCCATTCTCAGTACTTACTGTGACTCCAGAATACGTTGCTGCCGACTATAACTATTTAAATCTAATTGTGGACGTAAACTTCGACCCAACTAAAACAAATAGAACTGGTGAAGAAGTTAAGAGTGTTATTACTGCTGCGATTAGAAATTTTGCAAATACAAATCTAGATACTTTTAATAACTCATTTAAAGTTTCTCAGTTGTCTAGAGCAATTGATGACTCTGAGAATTCAATCATGAGTAATGACATTAAGGTCTATATTGAGAAAAGATTTGCTCCAGACACAACTCGCTCTCAGAGTTATGAGATTAACTTCGGAACAGAACTTCAACAGGGTACAACTTTACAGCGCATAACAACAACTCCATCATTTACCTATTTGGATAGTTCGAACGTTGATCGTGAGTGTTTTATTGAAGAAATCTTGCAGTCTTATACAGGCATTGAAGAAATTGAAGTGACTGCAGCAGGTAGTGGTTATACATCTACACCATCAGTTTATATTGATGGTGATGGAACAGGTGCCGCAGCTCAAGCACTCATTGTAAACGGAACGCTTCGTAAAGTTATTATTACAAATCCAGGAAGTGGATATACTTCTGCCATTGCTCGAATTGAGGGTGGTGGTGGTGTTAACGCCACAGTAAGACCAATTCTTCAGGGTCGTGTGGGTCAGTTAAAGATCTTCACCATTATTAATTCAATTAAGAAAACAGTTGTTGAGAATATCGGAACTGTTGACTATAAAACTGGAACTATAACGCTAAACAATTTTTTCCCAACTGCGATCTCAGATCCATTTGGAACGATTGTAATAAAAGCCACTCCTGTTAAGAAAATATTCTCTTCCGAAAGAAATAGAATTATTACACTTGATCAGTCAGATCCAGCAGCACTTTCAGTAACTGTAAACGCTATTGTCGAGTCATAATATGGCAGCAGCTGAAAAAACTATATCAGCACTTGTTCAGACGCAGTTACCAGACTTCGTCAAAGCAAACCACCCACAATTCAAAAGATTTATTGAATTGTACTATCAATGGTTGGAACAAAATGCTCCAGCTGGAATATCTAACACTGCAGGCAATACAATCTATCATGCTATGCAGATTGGTGATTATCGTGACATTGACGAAACTCCAGACGAGTTTGTTCGTTATTTTAAAGATGAATTGTTACCATATTTCCCAGAGAATCCATCACTCGATATTAAAAAGATTCTCAAAAGTGCAAGAGAATATTACAGCAAGAAAGGTAGCGAAGAATCACTCAAGTGGCTCTTTAAGGCACTTTACGATACTGACCTAGAAATCAACTATCCAAAAGAGCAAATTCTTATTGCTTCTGACGGTAAGTGGAAGAAGCCAAGAGCATTTCGAATTACTGTCGGTGAATCAAACAAAAACGTTGATGTTAATCTTCTAGAAAAGAAACTCGTTGTCGGTTCGGTTTCAGGCGCGACTTGTATTATTGAGTCGGCAAATCGTACGATCGATGAAACAAATGGTAGAGAAATTATTGAGATTTATATCTCAAACATCACAAAATACTTTAATAACGGCGAAGATATTATCGTAAATTATGTCGATGTAAATGGTATCGATCGCGTTTTCCGCGAACGTATCATCGGAACATTGTCGAATGTTAGAGTTGATTCAAATATTCGCACAGATCCGCGTCAGCGTCGTCGCGGTTTGCTTTATAACGTAGGTGATCCTGTTGTTATTACTGGAGGTCTTGGTACTTCTGCTGAAGCAAACGATGCAGCAGCACTCGTTGGTAACGTGACGCGTGGATCTATTGAAGCTGTTACTCCAATCTTTTTTGGCTACGGATATAGAGAACATTATAACACTCAAGTCGTTGTATTAAGAACGTTAGGTGTTGATGATGATGAAGCAAATTCATCCACTGATTTGCGCGTCATTGGTTTAAACACGTCTGCGTGCACATCAAATAGCCAACGAAATTTCTTAGAAACGATTAATTATGATTTAACATCAATCGAGTTCCTTGGAGATACACTCATTGGATCAGCAAATTTTGCTCCAATGACTCCAAATAATGTTAATCTTGTTCTCAATGTTACTGAAGAAGATTACACTGATTATTTCGAAAACTTTGAAACTGTTTGGGCAAATGGTAACAATCAATTCGACGCATTGTTTGTCGGTAAGGTTGCAACACCAAATGGCAACACACGAATTAGCGGCACGGTAAATGTTTATAGTACCAATGGAACAGTTTGGGGAGCAGGAACTCAGTTCTCGTATGAGTTAAAGACTGGTCAAACTCTAAGAGTTGATGGTGAAGATCAAACGATTTCTTCTATTACGAATAACGAACATCTTGTTGTATCCTCTGCTTATTCTTCTACATTAACCAATCAAAATGCTTACAGAATCGGTGTATTTGCAGACTCAGTTGGTCCTGATGCGACTGGTGGACTTCTCATCTATGATGCACAATATTCTGGCACTTTAGCAGACATTTTCTTGGGTTCTGGATCGCAGCTCATTGCAGCAAATAGTGGAAAGACATGGAACTATAATTCCATAACTAGTTCTTCTCTTGATGCAAACGCAGATGCAATGATTATCCAGTGTCTAGATTTCACATCAGTGAACACTGGTGGAATCGCTGCAATTTCAGTGATTGATGGTGGCTACGGATTCCGCGCCGAACCATCATTAGACATTACATCACATTATGATACAAATTGGTCAGAAGATTATGATTATAATAATTCAACTGAAAGACAAGACAAATTAGATACTTGGCAAACGTTTAAAGATCTTGGATTAGTTGCTCACGTTTATATCGATAGTCCAGGAACAGCATATTCAGCTGGTGATGGATTAGTTTTTGTCGGTAGAGGATATGGGGCAAACGGATATGTGCAGTCTGTAAATGCTACTGGCGCCATTCAGTCTATTATTCTCGACAATCGCGGCGAAGGGTATCTTGCAAGACCAGAAGTTTATGTAGAAAGAGCAACAAAAACATATCAAACTTTAACAGGTACTGCAACTGTTAATAATGAAAGCAGAATCGTTGTTGGTTCTGGTACTTCTTTCTTAACTGCTGTGTCTCCAAGAAGCATAATTAAAATCAACGATGAGATTCGTCGCGTTACGACGATCACGAATTCAACTCACTTACTAGTAAATACTGCATTTACTGCAAATGCAACATCACAAACAATTTATGAGCAAGATGGAGAAGAAGCCACACTCACTGGATATTTGTTTGGCGATGGATTTGTTGAGACAATAGACACCTCTGCTATTGGTCGTGTTCAAGATATTCGACTACTCTATCGTGGTTATGATTATGTCAGCACACCAACGGTTTCTCTCAAGGTTGTGGATACAGTCGTCAGCCCAATTCCAGATTCTGAGACTCTATACGAACAAGAATACATCTACCAGGGAACTTCACTTCAAACATCTACGTTTAGAGCAAATGTGAAGTCATATAATCGTACATCAAACCTTCTTCGTTTGTATAATTACTCTGGAACAATTGACACCACGCAGTTATTGAAGACTGCAAACAATGTTCTTATCAGCGTTGATACTGGTGAAAGAGTTCCAGTTCCTGCTCGCGGAATATTAGTTGGAACTGGACCGTCAACGTTCTATCCACAATCAGTCGCTGATCTTCCAAATCCAATGTATTACGGTAATGGTCGCGCGCGAGCCAATGCTCAATTTGCTAATGGTCTAATTGAATTCAATGGGTTCTTCTTAAACACAGATGGATTCCCAAGTGCTGATAAGGTTTTGCAAGACGATACGATTTATCACAACTTCTCATACATCATCCAAGCTGAAAAAGATCTAATCGAATATGAAACTACACTAAAGAACATTTCACATCCAGCTGGTCTCATACTTTCTGCAAAGAGAATTGTTTTAAGTGGCGATAATATGGGCGTTGACACTAAATCGAACGCTGACGTATTCTTGTCAAAATACGATAGTTCTAGAGTCGGTGTACTAAATTCTCGTTCAGATGTAATCACTGGATACGGAACCGATTTCACGAATAGTATTGGTGGCGGTTTAGCCAACACCAAAGTCAACGTTGGTGACTTGTTTATTCTAAGTTATAGTGGTGCGTTCTCTGAAAATTCTATTGCAAATGATAGTTCACTTAGAACTCAAACGAAACTTATTACCGCAGTCAATTCAAACACTGAACTTGAACTTGAGAGTAATTTTATTATTACTGGTCAAGGTCGTATGAACAGTAACGTAGCATATGCATCGATTACAGGAACTGTTGCAACAAATCCTGCAGTAACTGGAACAGTAACAATTAATCCTGCTCTCACAGGAAATGTTAACGTAAATCCATACTTGACAGGAACGGTAAATGTTCTAACGTCGAATGTGGTTGTGGGTAATAATACCATATTCACAACTGAACTTGTTGCAAACGACATTATCACGATTAATAATCAAACAAAACGTGTGACGTCGATTACTAACAATCAACATCTTTTTGTTAATTCAGTATTCTCACAGTCAGGTACAGATAATACAGCAGTTCTTTCCTCTGCTGTTATCAGTGGTAACGGTACATACTTTATCGGAAACTTAACTATTGGTGATCTTGTTACTGTAAATAACGAAATTAGATCTGTTGTTCTCGTCGATAGCAATACTTCAGTAGAAGTTAATGCAGCATTCACATATCATGCAGAAACAACACCAATCTATACTCAATCAAACGTTGTAATTGGATCAGGAACAAACTTTGATCCACAAATTAACGTTGGTGATATTATCACAATCAATAATGAAATTCGTCGAGTAACAGTTCGTGCAAATGATACCTATCTCGAAACGAATACCAAGTTCACAAATGCTGGAAATACATTACCGCTTTATAAAGCAAATTCAATCATTCTAGGTTCGGGAACTACATTTACAACACAACTTGCCGCGAATGATGTAATTAAAGTCAATAACGAAATTAGAGAAGTTATTGCAATCACTGATAACACGCATCTCACAGTCAATACTCCATTCACATATCGCGAAAGCGGAAATGCAGTGGTGAAACTATCCAATACTGTGTTTACGATTGCAGGAAATGTTAATACTCTTGCGCAAATGATTGTGGCTGGAGATAATGTGACCTTTAATATCGCAACCTCGAATGTGTATAAAGCACAAACTGGTAGCGTCCAAGTCTTTACTCAGAACGGTAAGATTGTTGGAACCTCAACTAACTTTAGTACTGGTTTGCTCGTGGGCGACTTGATTAAGGTGAATAACGAAATTAAACAAATTGTCAATATCTCTAGCGCGACTGTTATGAATGTAAACTCCTCATTCTTGAACGAAGCGACTGGAAATATTTTCTATAAGAGAGCAACTACACAAAACGCAAATGTTGTTTCAGTAGGATCAAAGACTATCACAACAAATGTCGCACTTCAAGCGAATACTTCGGGTCTTGTGTATTTGATTGTGCCAAACTATAATAAACCAGTCACTATCGCTGGAACTGTTAATGCCAGCGGAATTTATGTAACAGGAAACACCACAACACCAAATGTTACCTATTTTGTGGGTAACGTTGCGATTGGAATGAATATTACTGTCAATAATGAAATTCGACAGGTTGTTGCAATTGATAACAACGCTAACCTAACTGTAAACCTAGCATTCACGAATGCAGCAGAAGATAAATACCTCTATGCAGTTGAATCATATGACTATAGAGTTCTAACTCTCACCAAAGATCTCGGATAAAAAATGAAAGCATCTATATCTCCATTTTTCGGTAAATTTATTGCTGAGGACGTGAAAGATCACTTTTCAGTAGACTCAAATGCATATATCGGAATCGGTCGTTCTTTAGACTTTGGTTCTTCAGTCACGGATGTCGATGAAGTTGTATTTTCAACGATTGACGAGAACTCAATTTACAGAAACTTAATCGGGTTAAAAAAGATTCAGCCAAGCGATATGCAGCTCGTCGTTGCTCGCGTAGACTGGACTTCTGGCATCTCATATGATCAATATGAAGACCATATCAATATCTTCACATACACCGATGTTAATGCTATTGGAACTGCAAATGCAAACGCTAATACACCTCTCGCAGGAACGGCTAACATCGCAGCCTCAAATGTCGTTATTGGAAATGGAACATCATTCACGAATTATATCTTTCCTGGAGATCAAATCGCTGTAAACTTGGCAGTTAAGACGGTCGTTTCGGTAACAAATAATACACATTTGATTGTCAATAGTGCATATGCAAATACTAATACAGGCGGATCAGTCGTATTAGTTCGAAATAATAAGACTGTTGTTGCTAATTCCGCTGACTTTAGTGCGCGCACCGTTGGCGATGTTATTAGGATTAATACAGATGACAGAGAAATCGTAGCCATTCGAAGCAGCAAAGTCATTTCTCTCAACTCTGGGCTTACTTACTCCAATTCCAATATTAGTGTCTCAACAGTTTCAAACACATATCCTCTTTACGCAAATAATTTCTATGTAAGAAATAGTCGCGATCAAGTGTTTAAGTGTCTTTATGATAACAACGATGCTGTTTCTACTATAGAACCAACCATCGACATTGATGGTCAGCTGCCAGAAAGTCCATTTATTCAAACTGGCGACGGTTATAAGTGGAAATACATGTACACTATTCCAGCAGGTTTAAAGCAAAAATTCTTTAATACTAAATGGATGCCTGTTCTTACAGATCAAGCTGTTGTGGCTGGAACTACGCAGGGCGCGATTGATATTATTGAAGTGCTTTGGGGTGGTTCAGGTCATATCGACGGCGGCAATTCTAACACTGCTCGTATCCTCGAGATTACTGGAGCAGATGGCGCGAACGCAAATCTTGTCGCGACCGTTTCTGGTGGTGTTATCGCTGGAGTAACGATTCTCAACGGTGGTAACAATTATACTCTTGGAACTGTTACTGTTACAGATACGAATAAACTAGGTGCTGTGACTCTTCCTGGAACGGTGAACGTCACGGGAACTACGGTGTATGCAAATACCGCAAACAATCCATATTTTGTGGGTAATGTCTTTGTAAACGATATCGTCACAATTAATGGCGAGAGCAGAAATGTGGTTACTGTATCTACGACTCAACTCTCTCTAAATGCGGCTGTTAATACACCTACGAACACACAAATCGCAACGATCGTACGATCAAATGCTGCTTTTAATATTCAGTTCTCTCCATCCTCTGGTGGGCATGGATCTAATCCTCCAGAAGAACTCGGCGCTCACACTATTATGATCTCAACAGAGTTGGTTCAAACTGAGAACGAGACGATTCCTGTAAGCCAGGTTGCTCAATTATTTGACTTCAATCAGGTCTCGATTATTCAAGATCCACTGTATCAATATGCTAATAATACAACTTATTATGCAAATGGTAACAATCTTCGCGCGACGACAAGACTATTCGTTTCTGACCCTGGAACATCTAATTTCGTCCAAGACGAAACTGTATTTGTTGGTTCTACGGTAGACGATGCAAATACAACAGGGGTTGCGAACGTCGCTCACTGGGATCCGAACGATAACTATCTGTATATAAATAATATCACTGGTGCGTTTAATGTGCAGGATCCAGTTAAGGGGTTATCTTCAGGGGTAACAGTTCCTATTCTAGAGATCGCAAATTCTGAAATTAAACCATTTAGTGGAACAATGTTGTATACAGAAAACCGTAAAAACGTTGTTAGATTAGACAATCAAATAGATCAGATTAAGATCGTTCTATCATTCTAGGTAAAAAGACATGGAATTTAATATTGAGCCATATTATGACGATTTTGAAGATAATGCAAAAAATAATAACTATATGCGCATTCTCTTCAAGCCTGGAAAAGCAGTTCAGGCACGCGAATTAACTCAGATTCAGTCGATTCTCCAGAATCAGATTAAGCAATTTGGCGACCATGTTTTCCAGGATGGCTCCCCAGTTATCGGTGGCAATTTAACTCTCGACAATAAAGTTCGCCATGTTAAACTTCTTGAATCTTACAATAACGTTGATATTGAAATCGATGATTTTGATCGCAAGGTCGTTCGCAATACATCAGGTTCTGTGCAAGCAAAAGTTCTAGCAACTTACTTCCCAACGGATGGTGTCCCTACTCTTATCGTAAAATACCTCACTGGACTTGAGTTCCAAGATGGCGACGTAATTAAAATTGCTGGAACTACAACTCAAGCCCAATTAATTGCATCCAATGCTAGTGGACAAGCAACTGTTGTTTCTATCAACGATGGTGTTTTCTACGTTGATGGATTCTTTGTTCAGGTTTCTGATCAAACCGTTGTTGCTCAGGCTTATGGCGTAAATGCAAACGTAAAAGTTGGTCTTGAAATTACTGATACAATCGTAGACAGTGAAATTGACACCACACTTCTAGATCCAGCACAAGGATCGTTCAACTATCAAGCTCCAGGCGGTGATCGTTATCAATTCAATTTAACGCTCTCAACTCGCCCTCTTGATTCTGTGGTTGATGAGGCTCAATTCTTTGAATTGATGCGCCTTGAAAATGGTATTATCACCAAACAAGTCAAGTACCCAGTTTATGCTGAACTCGAAAAAACTCTTGCTCGCCGCACGTTCGACGAGTCTGGCGATTACACAGTTCGTCCATTCCGTGCAACAGTTCTAGATGGAACTGATGCGTTGAAACGCTCGGCACAATCAAGATTGATGTTGAAAAGCCAAGAAGTGCAGCAGACGTAAAACAATTATCAGATATTGATGTTGATACATCATCAGGAAATTACTTGTATGTAACGTCTGTGGTATCACCTGGACAGGGCAATGCGTTTATCAACATTGCATCACTGGAAAAGTTGGATATTCACTGCGGACTATCATCACAAATCAATGTTGGTTTGGGTGGTTCTGCCGCAAATGGTTTCATTTACCAGAATACTAAGATTGGTACAGCAAGAGTTCGTGACTTTATTCGTGATGATAATAGCACTGAATCTATTGTTGATGGAAATGGTGTTTATCGAATTTATCTAACTGATGTGAACATTACTCCAAAAGTTCTGAAGGCTTCTGGAACTCACACATCAACAACTCTAAACGTGGCTTCTGGGCAATTCTTACCGCGCACGAATGGATTATACACAAACGTCTCAATAACTATTCTTCCAATTAGATTAGATGCTGTTGAGAATGTTTATGCAACCGCTCTTGGAAATACTTTTACAGTCAACGCTAACAACAACGGCACATTTGCTGGTCAGGTAAGTGTTGGTGATATTGTCCGAGTTGGTGACTTTGCTAAAGAAGTTACCGCTGTAGCCACAGGTAATTTGACAGTTAACTCAGCGTTCGCATATACTATGGCGAATTCCTCATCAAATCCTGTCGTTGTTTATAAGCAGACAGATTATTCTCAAAATGTTAGCGAACAAACACGCACTATCGCAAATTCTTGGTGGCAAGCAAACTATGCAACACTTCAAGTAGATCGTGCATTTGATAATGATGGCGTTCCAGATAACAACACAGTCTTTCAATTAAACTTTGGCGTTGATGACGCAAAATGTTTAGTTTCTGGTGTTGCAGTAGCAAACTCATTGCTTGCGAACGTAAACGTAGCAATGAATATTGCTCTCGATTCTAAGTTGATCACTGGCGACACTTATCTATCAGACCCTCAAGATAAAATCTTCATCTATCAGCTTCCTGGTTCATTCGTAAGAAGAACCTCAATCAATAATGCTGATTATGAATATGATAAGATGGTGATGAATAAGACGGTTTCTGGTACTCCAGGCGTCTTCGTGATTGGATCTGGTACTCTTGCGGCTGCAGAGTCTATTCCATGGTCTGGCACAACGAGCTCAATTAGAGATAATCTAGTTGTTTATGTTCGAGACAAGGGTGCTTCCTCAACACCAAACGGATCATTGCTCAATCTAACCTCAGCAAACGTAACAGTCACATCAAGTCAGATTACGATCGATACTGGCGACGCTGCGCTTCAGGCAATTGATGCTGTTGTTCGTGTTAAATTGAATGATACAGAAGATCTAATTCGCACAAAAACTTATTATGCTGATTCATCATTCAGTGCTGATCCGTTTACATATCCAACATCAAATGCGACAGCAAATGTTGAGGTGTCGTTAACTAACCTCGGACATGTTGCATCACTTAATCTTGCAAACGGTTTGATTTGGCTCTCAAATCCATCGTTCAATGCTGTACGTCCTGGAGATTCAATTTCTCTATTCCTCCCAGACGTTGTGAAGGTTAACAAAGTTCTAATGGGTAATACAACACATTATCCTGATTTGAATAATGTTGAAGATATTACAGAAAGATTCGTATTTGACTATGGTCAGCGCGACGACAAATATGATCACGCAAGAATTATTCTAAAACAGGGTTATGGTTCTCCTTCTGGAAAACTGCTCGTCCACGTTGACTTCTATCATCATATTTTCTCAACTGTTAATAAACTATCCTTCTTTGGTCCATCATCATACAGTCAAGATCAATATGATGACAACTTAATTCCTGTTTATGCTGCACAAATAAATGGCAGAATATACAATCTCCGTGATTGTTTAGACTTCCGTCCATCAAGACCAATTGGAGATGTGTCTGACAGTTTCAATGTCCCAAATATTCCAAATCCAGACTCAACAACTGAATTGTCATTTGACTATTATATGGCAAGAATTGATAAACTCGTATTGTCGAAGGATAAAGAATTCAGAATTATTAAAGGTAAGTCAGGTGTAGTCCCATCAGTCCCACGAGACGATGATGATGCAATGACTCTATACACATTGCGCTTACCGCCATATGTTAATGACGTTCAAGCCATTCGTATGGAGTATAATGAAAACCGTCGCTTTACGATGAAAGACATTTCAAGTCTTGATAAGCGTGTTGAAAAACTTGAGTTTTTTGTTTCGTTAAACAACGTCGAAAAACTCGCAATGTCTGATAAAACAAGTTACGAAGATAATACTGAAAAAGAAAAGTATGGCATTGTTGGTGAGAATTTTCAAAACTTCTCGATTGCAGACTTTAAAGATCCAGCATTTAGTTGTGCATTAGATCAAGGATTCTTAACACCAAGAGCAGAAACAAAAGCATTGTCATTTGCAAATAAATTTTTATCAAATGCAAAACTTAATAAAAAGACAATCTCGCTAAACTTCACAGAAACACCTGCGATATCCCAAAACCTTGCTTCTGATAAGGCAGTGTCTGTACAGCCATTCCTATTCGGTCAATTCAATGGTATTGTTGAGATGTATCCAGAAACTGATTTCTGGGTTGAGAATAAACTCAAGCCAGAAGTAATTACAGTTCCTGAACGTATTATTGTTGAGCATACAACAGTCTATAAAGAAACAGTTATTGAAAGACAGCCTCAAATCACGATTGAACAAATTTTCCCAACGAGAAATGTTGAGACAATTATTATCCGTGAGCCAGCTGTTCTTCCAATCCCATCTACACCTGACGTAGTTGTTGTGGATAATCCTCAACCACCAATTATTGTTCAACCAGATGTGCCAGTTGAACCACCTCCACCTCCTGCACCACCAGAGCCACCACCTCTACCGTGGGAACCACCTCCTCCACCGCCAGAGCCACCAACTCCGATTGATTTGGGATCTCCAGAAGTGCCGATATGGATTCCATATACCCCACCTCCAACACCACCTGATCCTGAACCAGTTGTTGTTACGCAGCCAATGAGAACTGGCGGTGGTGGTTGCGTTGTACTAGAAAGTTATGTTCCATTAATTGAGCAAAAACTTTACAACGGTAAACCTGTTACGCAAGCATACATGCTCATGGATGGTATGGATATTCTTCTTGCCAATGAACAGTCACTTGATACAGTAGTTGGTAAAGTCATTCATAGTGGTATTGAGTTACAACCATGCGTGCGACTCACGACTGAATGTGGAGCTTCACTAGTATGTTCAACAACCGCTCCGATCCCAACGTTAAATAATGGTGTAATGAAGGCACCAAACGTTATTGGACAGATGATTGGTGTATACAAAAATAATGAGTCGTCTTGGAGTAAAGTTGTGAGCATTGAAGATATGGGCGAAAAATTTGTTCGCGGTATAGATACTGGCGACAATAGTTTCTGGGCGGGAGAAACAGAAGGCGCATATATTCTTCACCACAATATGCGTATGGATAGAGACACTTACGACTATGAGAAGCATTGAT